GCATTTGCACCTTTGAACGGTGACGACTCCAGTTCAGGAGACGCAGCAAACGGGTACGACCCAGCACCAAAGATGGCGATTCTAACTCTAGCAAATATCGCTGACTCTAACACAGTAACTCTAAGCGGAGGAATTGATGCAATTACAGGTGTATTCATGACTACCTTCACAGCAAACAACGGTCAGACCGCTGGACTTTCATTCAGTGGTAAAGTCATTACTTTGGAAGCAACAGGCTCAGTTACCAGCGGTCAAGTTCTAGTGTTTTACTCTTGAGGTGCTTAACGTGCCAATAGTAACATACATTGGACGTTCTCATATAAGGAGAGCAACTGATGCTAAAATGGCAGACTGGCATCAAAACAGGCCCGTTGAAGTAACTTCAGCGTGGCTTGACCACTATGGTGTTAGACTAGGTGAGGAAGACTTCAGAATCGAAGGCTGGACCCCTGAAAGCGCTAAAGAGCGAAGTGTTGACAAAGGCGGAGACGGTATACCTGATGAAGGTTGGAGCCGCAAAGACATCAGCAAATGGCTTGCAGCATATGATATTAAACCAAGAGGTTATGCTACTAAGACTCAATTACTTGAGTTAGTCGCTACTGTTATGAGTCCTGATGGAGTCGCAGAAACAGAGGAACTTATAGCAGAATCTCAAGAAGAAACTCAAGAAGGAGATGAATAATAATGGCAGTAACAATAGACCCAAGACCGACATATTTCGGTGACAGAATGATAATAACAGGAACCTTTGGTGCAGGTGATACAAGCATAGAACTAGGCGATATATTGGCTGAAATAGATGCTATAATTGTAAACTTTGATGTAGCGCAAATCTTTAAACATCAAGATGT